CACGGGTGTAATTCCCACAGTTAGCATACGCGACACCGATTGCTCTAGCCATCAAAGATGGGAGAGAAGAAGTTCGTTCTGGGTGCCTTAGCATAGCTAAGAGTTGTAATTCGTCACGCCTAGGCATAGTACCGTAATTTCGGTACTTTAGGACCTCAGCTCCTTCAAGTGAAGGTAAAATTTCGCTCTTTCGTGTATTAACTGTCGAGCCAAAATATTGCTGTGCATAGGTGGAGAAGAATTGTAGGAAGGTTTCCTTGATCAAAATGTAGTGATGGGGCATCAAGAAGATGGAGTCATCTCCTTGTACTTTAATTGCAGTTCTATTAAGATCAAATCCCATACGGGATAGGATCGTAAAGATCATAACGCAATTATACATCGAGTCTAGAATCTGCGTCTGGAAGTATCCAGAGTAGATGCCTGAGTGAGTGAATCGTAAGACTTGACCATCTGGAAGGATGAGGGGAGTGGTTTGGATGGCGTCTGTCATCCAGGTCCACAAGTTCTCTAACCTTGTAGGGTCAGTGTCTGGGGTTGCTGGGTAAAGTTTCGTAGGATGGTAGCCATTGGAAAAGTCAAACATTGGTCTCATTATAAGTGAGTGTATGTCCGAGATTACCGTGTGGCGCGCGTCCTTGTCAAAACGGCTCCAGTCAAGAGTCACTACGGACTCAAATCTAGGTAGGGCTTTATGTGCCCAAGTGTGAAGACGGGACCATCCGCCAGTTATTGTTTCATAACCCCATAGCATTGGGGAATCAGGTCCACGAGCAAGTAAACTTACTTGGATGGGCCAAATGAACATTAACTCTGCCATAAGCAGGGTGGAGGGGGCTCCGAAGACTAGGCGAACCTTATCAGGATCACCTTCTTCGACTAGGTGTTGGCGAGCGAATGCTGTATTCCAGTATCGCAGGTCGTGACCGCGGTCGTTGGTCTTACGTCCATCTTTAATTAGATGGATGTTCTTTCGATTGATGAGAAACATTTCATTGTAGAGATTACGCTTTGTCATACGTCGATCAATAACCTCTGGTTCAAGAGGGGTGCCGTGAGCTTCCAAAAATAGGTTGCGCACTTCAGTGGGGGTATGTCCAGTTATGAACTTTTCGTTAACATAATCTTGCCACTCTTTGCTTGAGGCAAAAGGGGCTCCAATATTGGAAGACAACTGCCAAGGGTAATGGCGGAGATCTGCAAAATGTACAGGTCTCAATTTCTCTTCGGGAGTAAAGAGATTCTTTGTATGTTCGATAGCATTATAGTAATGTTCATCCTTGATGACGGTGTGATATTCGCTGTCTAATTTAGCGATGTCAGCTTTGAGTGCGTCTTCATTCCAGGGTGAGCGTCTATAGCCATAAACTACAGTTCTGAACTCTTCTTCGGAGAGATATCGCCTTAGGGCGTGATCTACTGTGTCAGCATAGGCAGGGTTGGATCCAGGATCTGGATTCCCATGTAAGGGCCTTGCTAAGGTTGGACGATGTCCAACTACAACAGTGTTTCGCATTGTGTGTTTGGTGAGTAGAATATTCTGCTGGGACTAAAATTCTTTACTTTTATAAAACCGAATACTCAATCTTTGGTTGATTC